TTCAGTTCTCATCGTTTACCTCCTGTTTGAGCCAATCGAGCCAAATTCTATAGCATTGGTCGCCTTTGTAATATCCCGGCTCGATAAGGTCATCTGCAATCCATCTCGCCAACTCCTCGTCCGTCATAGAGCGAATGAGGTCTGCGTTGGTCGGCTTTCGTGCGCACTCTCCATCACATTCACCTTTGCGGCTAAGGCATTCAGCACAAGTCAGCATTCTCCACTCTCCTGTTTCAGCCAATCGAGCCAACAGCCTTTGCAATTTGGTAGATGCTTTTGGCAATATTCGTTTTTCCCAAAATAATGAGGCGGCGGGCATGAATACTCTGTTCCTGTTCTAACCATAAACTCTGCCAACTCCTCGTCCGTTATAGCACGGATGCGGTCTGCGTTGGTCATGTCAGACCCAACACGCATATCAGCACCGCACACTGGACATTGACCGATTATCATGTCTGCTCCCCCTCGCTCTTGCAAGTGACCTCGGTCGGATTCCAAGTCGGAACGGGAGTGATGCCGCACCCATTCTGCACAGGGCATGGACACATCATGATGCGGCACACTCCGCAAGGCAAGCGGTTGTAGCAATAGTTGGTGTACAAGCCGCCTGTTCCAGTTGTTGTGATTGTTTCAGACATTACTCTCCCACCCCATCTTTTTCATATTCGATAACTGCGGGATAACAGTCAAGCCTTGCCGCACATAGCAGAGCGGCATAGTTCATCCCTTGCATAAACGCTTGTCTGTCTGATGTGAACGCACAATTATTGAAAAACTTTTCTGTATCTTCGGAAAAAAGATTTTCTAAAATCAATATTCCTATATCTTTCTGCTTAACAAAAGCAACTTTCTCTTTCATCACTCTTTCCTCTCTGCTTCGATGATAATCGGCAACGATGGACAAGTAAGCGGCATTTCATGGGTAGCATATCCACCCATTCGCATAACTTGCTTTTGCAATACCCATCCGTCTTTGTATAGCGCATCCGCATCAATCAGCCGCCCGTGAGGTTCGATTTCGATGAGAGGACAATGACCTTCGCTTGATTGGTATCTGTCATACATCCACCACCTTGTCACTTTGCGGGTTAGGGCGCAAAATGTAAGTTCTCCCGTATTGTCCGTTCTCTGCATTGGGCATACATTGCAGTATGCGGGCATCTCCATACCCTTGATGTAAACGCTCATGTCTGTTCCCCCTCTGCTTCGATGATGGTCGGAGCATTAACAATGTCGTTGCTGTAGACGAAAGTGATGTGTGTCTGCTGAACATTCCGCTCTCTGTCTTCGTTCATCCAACCGTCATGCACTTCAAGCGCATCCGCATCAATCAACCGTCCGTGCGGTGGGATGGGGATGAGAGGGCAATCCTCGTCTTTGACGAAATCTACAACCGACTTGCCAACATTCTTTTTGTCGTTTGCAAGGCAATAACCATACATCTCAAGCGGGCATATGATACATTTGGTAGGCATCTTCATGCCCTTGATGTAAACTCCCATGCTTATTTCTCCTTTGGCGTTTGTGGCAACGGCATCCAATGTGTAAGTTTGTCCTCGTCTATTGCCGTGTAGCTTGTAATCCATCGTGGCGGCACTCCATACATCCATGCTATGTCTACTTCGATTCCGTCTGTGACAAGCACAGGCGTAGTAAGGCAAGGTAACCGCTCCGTCACGGAAATCCAACGGGGCTTGTTGGCAATAGCAACTTGAAACTTTTTCAACGCTTCTTCTGCTTCGTGTTGCCAAAACGCTTCAAAACTCTTTGACCGCTCAAGGTCTTTCTCCAGTTCCTCGATTGCATCTGCGGCTTTAAGCCTTGTCTGTGCAGTACACTCGCCTTTAAGACAACACTTGTAGCCATCCCATAGTTTACAGATATCGCACGATGTTTTCAGTCGCTTAATCAGTTCGTCATACATCAGCTTTTCTCCCCCCCTCATGTCTGCTCCTCTCTCATGTCCGCTCCGCAGTTCCCACAATACGGCAATTCTTCTCTGTCGTTTGAAATAAGAATCATGTGCCCACAATTAGAGCAAACAAACATGGTGCAATTCTCAAGGTCTGACGGTTGTGGACACCAAACGCCTCGCACTACTTCCCGCACATCGGCGGCGGGGATAGATTCAACCATTCGTTTAACTTCTCCGCAAGTCATTTCCCTCACCGTAGAAGTTAATGCAATCACCGCGCATACTTCTTTTGCCGCTTCTCGGCTGATGTAGTCGGTCATGTCACACCTCCGACAGCATCAGCGTAGTCATCAGGTCCTCTTCCTCGTCCGGGGTAAATTCGCGCCGCTTATACCGAGCGCGGCGTTCCGCAGCGGTCTCCTCCCTGTACGGAGATCGGTTGCCTTCTCTCAGATCCCGCCACTTCTCGTCTTCCTTCATCTCGACCATCCGGCGCAGACGGACGATCTCCGCCTGGTCCAGTTCATGAGTGTACAGAAGTTCCTCGATCGCCTTCTTCGCCCTGCTGGCGAGAGCTGGGGTCAGGATCTGACGACGCAGGTCGTCGATGATCTCGTTGTACTTGTAGCTCATAAGGTCACCTCGATGGTCAGCTTTGCGCCTGTGCCAACGAGCATCCGCAGCATCTCCGCGATGTTCTGGACATCGATCTGCTTCACCATGTCCTGCATGACCTTGACGCACTCCTCGTGGATGGTATAGGTCGGAACTTCCTCGGTCTTTTCAGGCTCGACTTCCGGCGTGGATACCTCGATTACCCTGGGGTCTTCGCCAAGAAAATCGCGCCAGCCCGCGGCGTCCACTGGGAGACCACGGCCCTTCTTACCGGGGCAGCCGAGTTCTCGACGATACTTTCTCAGCGTCCACTCGTTTACACCCATCATGTCGGCAATAGAATCCGTGCGAACGTGGTATGTATCGTCCAGTTTGTGGATGTACTCACGCTGCAAATCTTTGGGCCAGTTCTTGAATTCTCCCCATACCACCGGGGCGCTCAGGTTGATCTTGGTCACGTCACTGTTAAGCATAGCTTTCTCCTTTTTTGATAAATAATCTGACGGCATACGCACACCGCGCCCACCGCATCTCTTCTTGTGAAAATCACCAACACCGTTGCGCTTACGCTCGGCAGCGGTAGATTTGAATAAATATGCAGCATCGGTCATTTCTCATTTCCTTTCCTGTGGACACCACCCGCTGAACACGCAGGCCTCACAGACCCCGTCGCAGATGCCGTCGGAGTTGACGACAGCTACAACGAAGACTGTCCAGAGCAGGGCGGTGATAAGCATCAACACAAAGTCGAAGTACTTAGTCATTGCTGTTTATCCAGATGGCGCGCTCGATCTCGTCCAGTCGGTCGACGATCTTAGCTAGGTTGATAGCGATCTGAGACAGTGCCTCGACTTCCTTAAAGGAACGGCAGTACCCCTGATCGGCTATGGCTTTCTTAGTGTCGGTTTCATTCATCGTTTTCTCCTCCTTCAAAACGACTCTTCATTATTTCAATGTACACTTCTGCGAGATCCCGGGTTGGAAACTCAAGTTCTGTCGGATTGAGTTCGACACAATCCTCCGTCAGTGTGTAGGTCCTTACTTTATAGACTGTGAATGCCTCGGCCCTGAGCTCGAATGCCCGGTTACCTACGATATGCAATGCGTCGAACATCAGCTTTCCTCCTTGACGTAATCTTTCAGGGCGTTCAGCAGCCCCCGCTGCACAGCGTCCTTGTTCTGCAAGACCTTGAACACTCTCTCATCCAGCGTGTTCTCGCAGATGATGTAGTGCACGATGACCGGATGCTCCTGGCCTTGCCTGTGCAGACGAGCGTTCGCCTGCGTATGGAGCTCCAGGCTCCAGGGAAGTCCATACCACACCACCGTGTGCCCTCCGTCCTGCAGGTTGATGCCGTAGGCAGCTGACGCAGGATGGCACAGAAGCATCTTGATCTTGCCAGCATTCCAGTCTTCGATATCCTGAGGACCCTCGAGCTTCCTGGCGTCCGGGAAGTTCTTCTCGATCTTCTCCAGGTCGTGCTTGTACTCGTAGAAGACCATGAGGTTATCACCGTTCGACTCAGACAATTCTCTCAGCGCTTCGATCTTGTGATCGTGAATCTGGAAGACCTCGCCCTTCTCGTCATACACAGCGCCATTGGCCATCTGTAAGAGCTTGTTACTCAGGACCGCTGCTGTACTGCCGACAACCGCTGAGTCCATCTCATCCAGGGTAGACAGCTTTCCGTCCAGGATAGGGAGCACACTGTCCTTGAGCATTTGGTCATAAACCTTACGCTCGGTTTTGTCCATGCGTACATTTATAATATTGGTCATTAACGGAGGGAGCTCGAGCCAGTCTTCTTTGCTCATGCTTAGACACATCGGCTTTAGCTTTGCGTCGACTGCGGCCTTAGCTCCAGGCTTCAGCACCCACTCGAACACCACGTGTCCGTTCCTCCGACCAGGATTAAAGTACTTATCCCGGTAGGCGCCGAGTGTTTTACCTAGCGCAGCGCCCTGATCGATCAAGTACATCTCAGCCCACAGGTCCTCATAACCGTTCGGCGCCGGTGTACCAGTGAGCCCTATCACATAGTCGCTCGTTCCGATGACACGCTTCAGGTACCTCCAGCGAAGGGCGCTCCTAGTCTTGAACGAACTGAGCTCATCAATCACCGTGCAATGGAACGGCCATCTGCCTTCGAGTCCTTCGACTAACCACTGCACGTTCTCCCGGTTGATTACGTAGATGTCTGCGTCTTTCTTAAGCATTGCTCTTCTGTGCTTTGCTTCTCCAACGACGACAGAGATTCGCAGGTCCTTGAGATGATCCCACTTTTGGGCTTCGGTTGACCAAGTACTTTCCGCCACTCGCTTCGGAGCAATGACCAAAGCTCGTCTGATAACACACGCATCGATTAACTCCTTTATTCTCGTTAGCGTAACCACTGTCTTGCCCAAACCCATGTCCAAAAACAGTGCGCACTTGTCATGTTCTTTCAAAAAATCAGCGGCGATCTGCTGATGCTTTTTAGGAATGTATTCCGTTTGACGTCGCCTCCTTATACATAGTCTCGAGCCGTTCTTTCCTGGCGGCTCGTTGTTCTTTTCTTTGCTCTCGCTTTTCCCAGTACGGATGATCGTACCGGCAGAGAGCGTCACACTGTCTGGCCAGGCATCCTCTTCGCTGTAACTGTTTAGGAGTCAAAGCTCGATGGTGCTTCCAGCAATAGGCGCAGCTGTTCGCTGAGTAGCTGCCGTAGAATGTCCTATAGGTACGACTTGCTTCTGTCATAGACGTACACCCTCTGGCTAGGAATACCCGCAGCATGGCGAAGAGTCAGTACGGTCTTCGGACTGATGCCTATCCTGGAAGCGATCTGCTTGTCCGAGTATCCTAGCCTTGCCAATTCCATTATCCGAGCCGTCCACTCTTCATGCTTTCGCTGGAGCTTACCTCGCGACTTTGATCCGTGTGGGCCGAGGCAATTGATGCATTCCTTATAATTACAGTGAAGACACATCTGAACCTCGGCCTCTGTATCCTGATGAACTCCCAGCATGAACATCAATCCTTTCTGTAATAGTTACACTCGTATCCGTCCGCCCTGAGCAAGAGCCCTGGAGCCCACTCGATAGGTCTCCCCATGATGGACGCTATCTCATCCACTGTCGTGTTCATAGGGCAGGTCACAATGACCTCGTCATGAACGTGACCACGAATGTCGTAGCCCTGGGCGTCCAGTGCGAGCATAGCTTCCTTGAGGCAGTCCCGGGCTGTTGCCTGCACTAAATTCTCCGTGAGCTTTCCGCCCCAGGTCTCAAGTCGACCCCACTTCTTAGTCTTTTGATCAGTGCCCATGTAGGTCAGACCACGGTTACCGAACTTGTTCTCGCCATACTGTGCCCCCCAGTAAGCTATCCTTCTGCCGGAGGGGAGAGTCATCCATAGGACATCATCCTCATAGTCGAATCGAATCTGCCCTACGGTGCTCAGTGTCGAGCCCTTCCGTCTCACTGCCCGGATGGCTGCCTGCTCCAGGGATCGCCAGAGAGCTACGATATGAGGCGAGGCATCCCGCCACTTATCCACTGTCTCGGCCATCTCTTCTGCGCTCATACCTAACTTATCTGCGCCGAAAGCTATGAGTGCGTTCGTTCCTCCGCCGTAGCCAAGAGCAAGCTCTGCGATTTTCCCTTTCTGTCTGAGCTCGCCATTAATACCATGCTTCACGACAGGAACGTGGAACATCTGTGAGGCTGAGGCACAGTAGATATCCCCGCCTTCACGGAATACGTCCTGCCTCCACTGCTCGCCTGCTATCCAGGCAATAACTCTCGCCTCGATGGCAGCGAAGTCAGCCACCACAAACTTCTGTCCTGGCTCAGGTATCAGCGCTGTCCGTATCAGTTGTGACAGGGTATCCTGGACGTCACCGTAGATGAGCTCGAGCCCCTCACCATCCCCGGAGCGGACGAGTTGCCTCGCCTCATCCAGGTCGGGCAGGTGGTTCTGTGGCAAGTTCTGCAACTGAACAAGTCTGCCAGCCCATCGACCTGTACGACCGGCGCCGACGAACATGAAGCATCCGTGGATACATCCATCAGCACAGACACTGCGTTCGATAGCCTCGTACTTCTTGGTACTACTCTTGCTAAATTCGCGCCGGAGAGCCATGAACTCTTTACACTTCTCATCACTCAACCCAGCTACCACATCGGCTACCACTTTCTTGTTCAGGCTGGTGATCGTCACACCCTCCTGCTCCCGGAGCCAGGTCTTTATCTGCTCTGTGCTGTTGGGATTTGTGAGTCCGCTTATCTCCTGCGCCCTGGTCAGCAGTCTCTCTCTGTAGTCCTCGCCGATTGCGATAGCGTTCTGCGCTAACTGAAGATCGACTCGCATCCCCCGGTCGTTTATCTTTTGGTCGAGCACCCAGAGCTTGTACTCTGAAGTATCCGGTCTCCACTTGAGCAGGCGCTTGTATATCGTGCGCTCAACCTCGACGTCTCTCCGGTTGTACTCAATGAATACTTCCCAGTCCTCCGGAGCATCCATCCTACCGAGCCGGGTTTTCGGATTAGATTTCGTTGGCTTTCGTGGCTGGCAAAACTTTCTCAGCAGGGGCTTGCCCTCTTTCATCTTGGCTTGATCCTCGGACAGACCCAGTGCCTGACCGACGGCATCCAGTGATAGAGGAAGTCCGCACCAGCTTGCCATTATCATCGTGTCCTCCCAGGACACCGGGCTTAACTGCTGACCAAAGTATGCGGAGAAGCAGGTCCTCTCGAATGCGCTGTTATGCGCTACCTTTATAATCGAGTCGTCACACAGCGCTGCCTTGATGTCCGGCGGAAAGGGGTCGACCGTGAGGTCGACCACCTCTACCGGGTTATCGTCTATTGCGTAGCCAAGGAGGAGGATGTCGAAGTCGTCAGCCGTGCTGTACTTGTAGACACCTACACTCGGCAGGTCAGCGGAGGAGAACGTCTCGATATCTACGTAGAGCGTTCTCATGCTGGATTAGAGATCGCTGAAGTCTGCGTCAGCAGAACGTCCGCTGCCGGACAGCTTCTCTCCATCACGGAGCTTGATCAGATTGTTCAGACCAACGCCGACACCGTTGTTACCGGAAGCGGAGTATGGGAACATGTTGATAGTCACGGCGCCGTAGCATCCGCTATAGAACTCCTCGTCGTCGAGCGCCTCGACGATAGCGCCGGAGGCATCCTTGACACGGATACCGGGAGCGTTCTGACTGGAGGCGTTGAAGTACCAGCACCCCTCGAACTCAGGAGAGTCCGGGCGCTCCTCGTCGCCATCGTGCAGAGGAAGCTGAACCTTACCCGGGATCTTGCCGCCCCACTTGGTCATCTTGCCTGCCTGCTTGGCATTCTCGAATGCCTGCTTGAACATGGCGACGGCTTCGGTGTTAGACTTGGGAATCAGGATGCAGCATCCATACTTTCCCTGGGTGCCATCGGCGTTCTGTCTCTTGCTGAAGACGTTGCAATAAGAGAAGCGCACCTCTCCAAGACGAACTGCGGTGTCCGAAATAACTTTGTTGATAGCCATAATTTTCTTTTCCTTTCTCTTTTAACTATTAATATTTGACTGGCTATTATCTGCGAGATCAGCGAATGCCACGTCGGCACTGCTGTACTCTTCTCTCTTGTCCGACTCAGGTACCAGCGTCAGTGGCGCCTCCCCCTGGACGGTCTGCCCTGCGAGCAGGGCTTTGAATGCGGTACGTCCTATGCTCTTCTCAAGCACGGACACGCTCATTAACTTGGGCTGTTCCATGTACTGCTCCTGCGAGTACCCAGCCCTGGCCATCTGATCGATGACCTCTTCCTCGTTCCGCCATTTCCTTGCCGGCGCTCTCCCTCGTACCAATTTGAATCCTGGGAAAATCGCGCCCTTCAAAGCCTGCGCCATTGCGTATGCCCGGATATCTTTGAGCCATGCTTCCGTCAGGTCCGCCACCTGGAGTATCCCTGCGATGTTCTCCTCCGGTATCACGTCCGGCGAATCGAACGCATTCTCGAACACGCTCATTGCCTGCATTGCCCTGGTCTTGCACACTGCTTTGGCTGCGCAGAATCGGCACCACTCTCCACAGTGGAACTCGCCCTTGCCCTCGTATGCCATCTGAGCTCTCGGCTTTATCGTCTCGCCCCAGGCCAGCAGGTCGGACTTGCTCATGGTCTCTTCCGTGATGCTGTCGAGCCGGGGCTGGATGATGGTCTCTCGTACCGAATAGAACGAGTAGATGTCGCCGAACTGATTCACGGCACCCAGTGCGTACAGTCTCGCTTGGGGGTTCCCCACGGCAGACACCGGCACACCTTTGCCGTACTTCAGGTCGAGCACCTCCAGCGTACTGTCCGTCACGATGACTGCGTCGCTTGTGCCGAAGCACCCAGGCACCCACTCACTCATGTCCAGCTTTTGTTCTACGAACAGTCTCGCATCCGGGCAGGACTTCCTCGCTGCGTACAGCTTCTCCAGTACCGTGTCCACGTACACGTCCGTGAACGTCTCCATGTCTCTCGGTATCTCACCCAGTAACTTCTTTTCCGCATCGAACAGGAACTGGTTTATCTCTCCGTTGGCGAGCCGTAACTTCAGCTCACTGAGTGAGTGTGCTTTGGTACCCTCCTGTGCGAACTCACTGCCCTGGTCGCCGAGCCGGTCGACGAACTTAGCATGGAGCCGGGCGGACGGAGGACACTCGAGCCACCGATGTGAAGCGGAGGGGGAGAGCAGAGCATGTACCCCCGGCATTACACTGCCTCCAGCGCAGCCTTGAGCGCGCCGTATTTCTCTGCCGGCAGCGCCTGGAAATTGTCCACCCCAAAGCCGAGGAGTATCTCCTTGACGCTGGCTCCCCGGCCTCTCGCCTCCAGGAGGAGCTTGCGCATCTCCGGCTGAGTGAGAGCAGCGTCCTCTGTCGTTGGCTCCGTCTGCGGCTCAGCTTCTAGTACCTGTGCTTGCTCCTCCGTCTCTTCTGCAGGGAAGTCCGGTGCGGTGAACGGCACCATGTTGTCCTGCTCAGGCTCACGATTAAGAGTTACTGTCTCTTCCGCAGTCAGATAATCGTCGATCATCAGCGCGATGCTGTTGAACATCTCGATGGACTGCATGAGAACGTGGTACTCGGTCTTGCTGGGGTCTGTCTCCGGTACCTTATCGAGCAGCCTCCGGAATTCTTTTCTGCTGTACTCTGTCATACTTGCTGTCCTTTCTCTTTAGTTGTCATAGTAGTCACGGTACTTCCCGTTGTTTGCCTCGTAGCCGAGCTCGAGAATCTTACCGGCAAGGGGGATAGCAAGAGCAGCGAGGATCAGCCATGTGACCACCTCGTTGCGGAGGACCAAGGCAAACAAAATCGCGCCGATTATCCAAACAGTTTTCGGTTTCATCTGACGTACACTCCTTCCTCATACTCACGTAATGCCTTGTCGGTTACCCTCAACTCTTTACCAACTCGAAATGCCTGGAGCCTGCCTGTCCGTATCAGATGCCGGACTGTGTTCTGATCACACCGCCAGTAGGCGGACAACGAAGCGACAGTGTGAATCACTGACGGATCGTATTCAATTCGCTTTGTCACTTGCGTTACCTCCTAAAGAAATACTCGACAGGCAATTCAAAGAACTGCGCTAACTTCCATAGTGTTTCGTAAGTCGGCGCTTGTTTGCCAAGCCTCAGGTCCCTCATCGTGGACTTCCGCATCTTGCATCCCTCCGCAATGTACCGGTACCCATGACCAGTCTGCTTTCTGTACTCGTCGAAGATCGTTCGTATGTTCCTCATGACCGTGATCCTGGGGTCTTCGATGTACATGATCGGTTCAACTCCTCAAAATGTGTCGCTACTGACCAAAAAATAAATACCGAACCGGGTAATTATAGTAGTCCGCCAGCATTATCTTTACCTCGTCCCTGGGTCTCCGCTTCCCTGCTTCGTACATCCTCAGGGCAGACTGGGAAATCCCAAGCGCAAAGGCTACGCTGGCGATACTCTCCTTACCCCTGGCTTCACGCAGTCGCTCTGCCATCAGCGCATTCAGATCATCCATCGAGTCCTCACCTCCTCCTCAATTTGTGGCAAGATAAACATAGCACAATTTGAGATTAATGTCAACACAATCTGTGGCAATTTGCTTGTCTTTCTTTTGTAACTTTTTCTTGACATAATGTCACAGTACGTGATATGCTGTGTCACACAACGTGATGGAGGTGAGAACAACGTGGCTAACTTCGGTAACAGGGTATATGAATTACGGACTCAGGCTGGGCTGACACAGCCCGAGCTTGCGGTTGCTTTGTCGGCAGTCTGTGAGTCGGTGATAACCAGGTCCGCTGTCTCTATGTGGGAGACAGGTAACCGCACACCAAAGTTTGAAGTCATGGAGGCAATCGCTGATTATTTCAATGTTAACATGGACTATCTTCTTGGCAGGGAGGATCAGAAGACGGCTGACCTAAGCCAGGTCTCTTCGCAGGACCTCCGTCTGCTTGCATGGTTCCGGTCTCTGCCTGTAGAAAAGCAGAAAGCAATCCTTGTCTCTCAAGACGCTCCAAAAGGACTGGTCTGAGATCGTGGTCGTGAACCAGGAAGAGGAATAGTTTTTCGTTTTCTGTCATGTGTATCACCTCGATTTCGTAGTGATAGTATACCAGGGGAGCGGTACCATTGTACGGACAATCTTTGAGTAATAGTATCGAGGCTCGATACATCCAGGCAGACACCTTTAAGTAAAAAGATCACCTTGGCGGACACCTTTGAGGACAAAGGTGTCCGCATATTATGTTAACCGGCAGACACCTTGCTCTCTTATTACCCTCCAGCAACGTGCTCACGTGTCTGCCAAGACTTAAAACCATTGGTATTACTATATTTTTTGGCAGACACGTTGGTTGATAAAGGTGTCTGCCAAGGTGATCACGTGCTCTACCTTAGAGGTTTACCATAATCTTATGGCAGACACGTGAGCACCTTGTGAGAGGATAGTAAGAGGGAAGAGTTTTTCAAGGTGTCCGCCTTGACTTTTCAGGAATGAAATCGTACTCTCAAAGTGAGGGGTGATGGTGTGCGCAGAGTTCTAGAAAGTAAGGTCGAGCGCTACCTGGTTAGCTCGCTGTTCAAGATAGGAATTGACTGCGTGAAGTTCGTGCCGGACTGCCTGCCTGGTATGCCGGACAGGATGGTGATCTTACCGGATCGGCAGGTCATGTGGGTGGAGCTTAAGACTGACGGCGGAAAGCTCAGCGAGATACAGAAGTACCGACACACTTGGCTGAAGAAGATCGGTCACGATGTCCGGGTGGTTTGGTCAAAGGACCAAGTTGACAATTTAGTCAACGAGTTGAAGAATGACCAAATTGAGCAGGTGAAATGATTAAATTAAAAAAGAGATCAGGTACCGGGATGGTTTACGCTGATCTCATCATATAAAAGGGAGCAGGGTCGTTAACGATCCTGCTCTTTCTCTTTCTCGATCAGGAGACGGAGACCTCTCTTGATCTCTGCTTGTGTGCTCTTACCGTTTAGGTAAGAGAGAATGTCCGCATCGGTCGATCGCTGCAGCTTTGCGTTAATCATGACCGTGTTCTTCTTGGTCCAGGCTTTCCTGGCATCAGACTCAGGCATCGTCCTGTGCTCCTTGGCATGTACTTTACTTGGCATTATAACACCTCCGTATTCATGTAGTCAACGTGGGCTTTCACGCAATCGCACAGGTCTTTGTACATGATCCTGTTGTTTTTCTCTGCCTCGTCTTCCAGTTTACCGATGGTCTCCGTGATTTCCTCGAATGTGGACGTCGCAGGGATTTCTTCGGAAAGCTCTGTGTGATCGTCGATTCCCTCGTCGATCATGGCGTCCCGGATGCTGTCGATGATCTCCTCCTGGAGCTCTTCCTCAACGTGGCAGGTCTCCCACAAGGCGTCGTAGATCAGGTCGTCCTCTTCCCACAGATCGTCCATGTGGGCGGACACTTCCACCAGGATCGTATCTCCCTCCCGGGAGATGCGCGCGTACCGGATTTCTTTCTTGCAGCCAAACCACTCGGTCTGGAAGTTGTCTTCCTGGGCGAGCGCTGCGCGGAGCTTTTCCTCGGCCTCCGGATACCAGTCCGTGAGACCCCACTTGCTGGCGTATTTGCCGGCGCTGATTTCGATGTACTTCATTTTCGTGATCCTCCTCTTTAGTCCTGGAGCCAGACTGGATACTGCTGGCTCTCAAAGTTTTGTGGATCGCGCGCCCACTGGTCGTCTTCCCAGGCGCTCGCGTCTTCCTCGTTCAGGAAAGCCCGGAGCGGCTCCCCGTTGCTGGTGTCAATTACGACAATGATACGTTTCATTTTTATTCCCTCCTTTTTAGTTTCTGGCAGTGAAGCTGATGCTGTAGTTGTTGCTTTCGCCGGTCATAAGGTTGACGCCGGCAAAAATGTCAATCATCCGGCTGGCACGAGCCGCGATTGCCAGGCATCTCGCTTTTTTAGTTGCGTCGTCCGTTTCCTCAGCAGCGGTCGTTTTCTCCACCTTGAGATTGATGAGCGCGATCACGATATCCTGCAGGTCGTAGGTGTGCAGCGTGAAGCTCTTTGTCATGCTACCCGGCTGGCAGCTTTCGTAGTAGCTGATCAGGACGCGCAGCGCGTCGGCGTCCAGGTTGATCGGCTTAGCCCTACCGGACCAGTGGTCCAGATGCGCTCCGTATCCGCCGGCGTCCTCACTGGTCTCGGCAGTGAGCATGTTGCGAAGCTGCGCGATTTTGTACTCGTTGTAGTCGTTCATGGTATGATCCTCCTTGTTTTTGTTTTGGTCGCCTGAGCAACCTCCCAAACGCACAAGCTGGGGGAGCTTATGCGCTTGGACCATGCTCAGGATCACTGCTCGCTCATGATCGGCAGGTCGTATCCCCTGGACACGTCGTCCATCACGTCGCCGATCAGCGTGAGCGCTTGCTCCAGGCGCGGATTGTCGTTCATGAAATCGAAACCGGCGTCCAGCAGATCACTCTGCGCCTCGCGCAGCAGTCTCAGGATACGCAGCGCATTCTTTTTCTTCTGATCCCGGAAGAGGAGATCGTCGTCCTCGTTGATATCGAAGTACGGTTTCAACATCTCGACAAACTGCTCAGCCGTGTATCCGTAGGCATAGCGGTCGCCGGCGTTGAAGTTGTCCAGGACGTGATAGATCGCGTCGTCATTGTCGCCGAAAATAGCCAGGCCGACGTAGTCCTCGATCGTGGGGCAGTGTTCGTTGTCGTCAATGATGCACCAGCCCTCGATCCATTCCGGATCATTGCGCTCTTTGCGCTGCTTCTCAAGCTCGTCGTAGTAGATGCCCTCCCACTTGTTATAGAGCTCCATTCCTTTTGCGTTCAGTTTCATTTTCTTTTCCTCCTTAATCAGTGTGTATTCAGCCAGGCGTTGATCTCCTGGACCTGTTTGTCGTTGTAGATCAGGATCGCGATCCTCCACCAGTCACAGCGCTGGCGCTTGCTGTCGTCGTGGACCTCATACTGGACGCCGGTCCTCCGCAGGTGCCGGCACAGCGCGTCGCGCTCTTTCTCATTGCCGGTCTCGTATTTGTACCAGGTCCTCATATCAGTACGCCTCGTGATAGTACTTGTCGTTCTGGATGTATTCCAGGCTTTCCCGCACGAACGTGTCCAGGTCGTCGTTCATCTGGACGTCGCCGCTGATCGTGTCGTAGCAGATCACGCGAACGTCGCCGGTGTGAAGCGTGACTACCAGGTACGCCCAGGGCTCCCACTCCTCCGCGCCGGCCAGGATATCCAGGTCAAGCTGCCAGAGCTTGTCGTAGGTCTCAGGTGCGTACTGCTCAATGATCTCAGCGGCATGCTTGTGCGTGGTGATCGTGTCGATCTCATGGCCGGTGATCTTGATGGTTTCCATGTTGTGATCCTCCTTGTGTTGTTGTAGCGGGGTGCTGACCGCAGGCCTCCCGCATTACCGGGGCAAAGCCCCGTCAGTCTGCGATTATTTCCCGGTGCCGATCCAGGCGGAGATATGGACCGGGTTGCCCTCCCTGTCGTGGGCTCCGTCAAGCTCGTACTCCCAGCATACCGGCCGGCCACAGATGGTGGTCGCGCGGAGCAGCTTGCCTCGCTGCTCCAGGATTTCGATCTTTTGCCGGTCCTCTTTCCGGTTGATCGAAAGGGTCCAGTGGATTTCTTTCATGGTCGTGATCCTCCTTTCAGTTGGTCCAACCGTAAAGCTGCGCGATTTTGTCGCCGAGCTTTTCCGTGACGCGCGTGATGTCTCTGCGCGTTGCGGTCCCGTTGTAAACTTTCTCCAGCAGGTTTTCCCGCTGTGTGGTGCTGGCATTGTGCTTCCAGACTCTGTACGTGTAATAATTCACTCCGTCGTGATGAGCTTCCCGGCAGCGCAGGTCGCCGCGCTCATCGACGTACCATTCCGGGGAGCTCATGCCGCGCACGTTAGCGTACAGGCAGGCGCCGACGTTCTCTCCGTGGATAAGCTCACGATATCCGGAGACTCTCCCGTCCCACAGGCCCAGATCGGCGAAGATGATGATCGGCTCGTCGATTTCGATGCTGGCCAGGTTGTAGCGCTCGTCGTCCAGATACTCGTCGTTCATCTCGCAGGCGAGCTCGTAGAGCTCTTCGTCGTCGGCGTCCGGGTATTCCTCCAGCAGATCGTCGCGCCAGTCTTCCAGATTGACGTCGCTGCTCCAGATCAGATGCTTTTTCATGTTCAGTTGTCCTCCAGTCAGAATTGATTTAGCTGCCAGGTCCGGCGGCCATACAGGGACGCGATCCAGGGGGATCGTATCTCTGTATCAGCGCCGGCGCGCTGATAGGTGTGGGTCACGGATCAGGAAGATATCTTTCCTGCCTTGCCAGGATCAGGTCCTCATAGTCCGGACCGTCGAACGTGGGCGTCCAGGGCTCCGGCGCCACGTAGCGCTCAATGTACGTGCTGTCGCGCTCGCCGGCCAGGAAGACCACGCCGCGCCCGGCCACAAAATCCAGCTTGCAAGGGTTGCAGCCTTTCATCATGCCCACGTCCAGCAGGAAAGAGTAAACGTGGTCCGGATTGATCTGGGAGACGCCGGCCAGGTTGTCGGCCAGGCGTTTTACGTCGCGTCTGATCATGTCGTCACCTCCTCTCAGCAGCACGGAATAGCGGCGAAAAGCGGCTCGCCGGTTTTACGGTCGACGATCTCGTAGATGCTGCCATCATCCTCGATCTGGACCCGGCCACGGTAGAACGTGATGCCCTGCCGGCGCAGGTAGTTGTAAAAGGCGCGGCGCTCATCTTTTGCGCCGGTCCGGAACGTGCCGATCAGGTACGACGTGTTCCACGTCCAGCCCTCCGGATCATGCCAGGCCTCGATCTGGCGGACCTCGAACGTAAAGCGCTTGATCTTCCAGCTTTCGGACATGCTCATGGTAGAAACCTCCATATCGTTTTTGATTTGGCCAGGCGGCCATACAGGGACGCGATCGCAGGATCGTATCTCTGTATCAACGCCTGGCAGGCGTTGATGTTGCTTACCACCGACGGACCGACGGACTGTTGTTGTAGCGCTCGATCGTATAGTTGCATTCGTCGTAAAACCAGCGGATAACCGGCTCGTCGTCGAAATGCACGTCGCTGAGCACGTCGACAAAGCTCGCGATCATTTCGTTGAGCACGTCGTCGTGGTCAAGGTCCTGCTCCGTTTCCGGGTCCCACAGGTCGTTTGACGGGTCCAGGAAGAGCACAAACTTAAACCGATAAAACCGGTCGCCGGCGTGATTGTAAGCTCTGGCGTTGATCAACCAGTATTCGCCGCTGCAGGTGGTGTTGGACCATGAGTCCAGGCAGGTTTTGCGCGTGATCTTGACGTTCATTTTCAGTCCTCCTTATCGACGTTTAGAACGTATTCAATGTGGTCATAGTGGACAGCAGAAACACTGTTGATATAGGCCAGGATGTTGGCCTCAGTGTATTTGCGCGGCGTCGCGCGGAAATCGTTTTCCAGGGGGAGCGCGCGCCAGTGGTTACCGTCGGCGTCGGTATACTCGGTGTCGATCGACGTGCAGCACGTCATGACAAGCTCTTTCACCGGCTTTTTGAGCTTTGCGCCGGTCCGCTTGTTATAGACTCGCCACTGATAACGATCGTAGCAGGTGAATTCGAAAAACATCAGGCGTCCGTCGGCCAGGGGGACGCGCGTCGCGGTGTCGATACGATAGTTTCCGATATCGGACTCGATCGCGTCCGTGTCGCCGGGGAAGAAATTGCAGCCGCGCTTTTCAAAGCGCAGGGCATGGTGCTCGTTGGCGTCCGTGATCGCGTCGTCATATTCGGCCTCCCTGGCGGCCTGTTCGGCGGCCTCCTTAGCGAGCGCCTCAGCGGCGAGTGCGTCATAGCGCGCGGCCTCAGCGAGCGCCTCCTTGCGGCCGGCAGCTTTCTGCTGATCCTCAGGGCAGCGGCCATAATAGCTGGCGAGCTTGCGCTGCTCGTCGGCGCGCTGCTGGTAGTACTCGGACATTTTCATCAGGTGATCCTCCTCAAGTGGTGTCCAGCCTGGGTCTTACCCCTGCTGGCGAGTATACAATAACACGAGGGGTCTTACCCTGTCAACACTTTTTTTCAGAAATTTTTCGGTCATACTCACAAAAAGACCGCAAACCGTTGGCGCTGTAAGGAAAAAATTTTTTGCCGGCAAAGCACAAAATGCAAGAGAAAAAGCAAAACATTGCAAAAAGTGCTCACCGGAACCCGGGATGACGGACCGGCACCAGCCCCTCCTGGGGTCCGGCTCCCGGTCCGGGTCAGGGCACGGTGCCCCGGCTCCCCACCCATGCGCCTGCGCGTGCGCACGTGCGTGAGTGCCTGGTCCCCGCTTGCCTGCCTCCAGGTCCCTGCTCACCAGGTGAACGTTGCACAACGTTGCACAAACCAAAAGCCCCCCGGCCCGCAGCCGCTGGGGCGCAAGACCCCCCGGGCAGGGGGCGCACGGTCCAGGGGGCTGGTGGTGGTGCCCCTGGACCACCCCCCACGTGCGTCGCGCGTTTCAATGTACGTGTGCACCCGCGCGGATCCGCGCGCGAGCAGACCGGGGGTGCCACCTTTCGGGGGACGGGGGGTACTCTGGAAATCGTTTAGCCGATATTGATTGAGCATACCAATGCTTCCAGAAACTGCCATACCCCCCTGGTTCCGAAAAGGGGGTAGGGGGACCACCTTTTTAGGGTGGTACGGGAAATTTTTCTGAACTAAATCGCGCTGGTAATATGTAAACTTTTTATGAACCACTGTATTTTGTAGTAAAGTGCAGTATACGCGTTGATATAATGTATACTGGAGATAAAAGATAAACCCGACTTCACCACCACTGAAGCCGGGTCTTTTCATGCCCAAAAGGAGGGACATAACACATGGCAAGAACATCTGGAACAAAAACGCGCGAGCAAATGCTGCAGATGGGCTATAACACTATGACCCCGGAGCAGGTTCACGAGTATCAGTCTCTTGGCGGCAAAGTCACGGCTGCTCGCAAACGCAGGAAGAAACTCATGCGTGAGATCGCGAACGACATCCTCAACATGAAGCTCCAGAACGAGGAAGAGATCAAGGCTGCGCTCAAGGCGGGTGGTCTTGAAGACCAGGACGTTAACTACGCAGCGGGCATCCTTATGGTCCAGACACTCAAGGCAATGAGTGGTGATACTAAAGCTGCCGAGTTTGTTCGTGATACATCCGGCCAGAAGCCGGCGGATGGACTGCTCGTCGGTAACCTGGACGACAAACCGTTCGAGACGATCGACTTCTCCGCGCTGACTGATGAGCAGCTGCACGAGTTGATCGAAGCAAAAACGAAGGCGGCAGAAGAAGAGGAGTAAGACTTATGGCCGAGCTCTCATATGAAGAGCAAGTCAGGATACTGAATGCCGAGTTAGCCCACAGAGAACTGGCACGGCGGTCCTTCAAGGACTACCTTGCCTATACTCACGGGGCAAGCTGGAAGGCTACGCGGATGTCGTCATACCTGGCGGACGAAGTGCAGCGGTTCCTCGACACGCCCACAGGGAACGCGTATGACATACTCGTCATAGAGACCCCGCCACAGCACGGCAAATCGATAACGATAACCGAGTCGCTTCCATCGTGGTACATGGGCAAGCACCCGACGAAAAGGGTCATCATTGCATCGTACAATGAGGAGTTCGCGGAACGGTTCTGCCGGCGTAACAAAGAGAAGATCCTGCTATACGGCGCGAATTTGTTCAAAATCACGACCGGCAATGTGAATCGTGCGACCGAGTTCGAGTTGAACAACGGTCGCGGTCGGCTGCTGTCGCGTGGTCTTATGTCAGGCATCACCGGTAACCCGGCGGACTTGATCGTCATTGACGACCCGGTGAAGAACATGCAGGAGGCGGACTCGCCCACATATAGGAACAGAGTGTGGACAGAGTGGCAGGCGTCGATCAAATCCCGTCTGCAGGCGGGGGCGAAGGTCATAGTGATCATGACGCCGTGGCATGAAGACGACCTGGCTGCGCGACTGCTCAACAGCGAGGCGAACATCAGACTGATCCGGCTGCCGGTGGAAGCGCAGCCCGGGGATCCTCTGGGGAGACCTGTCGGCGACGCACTGTGTCCTGAGCTGGGTAAGGACAATGCTTGGCTGGCTGACTTCAAGCGCTCGTACATTAACGACCCTGCGGGCGGCGGCCCCAGGGCGTGGTCTGCTCTGTACATGTGCAGTCCTCGTATAGAGGGCGGTAACCTGATACACAGAGACTGGTGGCGGCTGTACGACATGGACGAGACGAAGCTGTTCGGCACCGAGGTCATCTCCGTCGACGCCGCGTTCAAGGACGCGGAGGACAACGACTTCGTTAGTATCCAGGTCTGGGGTAAGCTGAGGAACGACTACTACTTACGGTACTGTCTGAACCAGCACCTGGACTTCCCGGCCACCTGCGCGGCGATACGGACTGTGAAACAACTGTATCCCCGCGCAACGACCGTCCTCATCGAGGACAAAGCGAACGGCTCCGCGATCATCCAGACGCTGCAGCGTGAGATGTACGTGGTGCCTGTACAGCCTATAGGCGGCAAGGTAGCCAGAGTGAACGCTATCTCCGCGGCGATCGAGAGCGGGCATGTGTTTGTGCCTGACCCGGGAAAGGCGCCGTGGGTGAACGACTTCATCGATCAGTTCACGGCGTTCCCTTCGGGAGCGCACGACGACATGGTGGACGCCTGCTCGCAGGCGCTCAACCGCCTTATTTATTTCAGCGGAGAACTTGCTCCGCCTCCGATAGACGACGAGACAGAGCTGCGGTTCCGGGCAGAGGAGATCGCGTTCCACGATCCCAAGGTACTGTTCGACCCGTACAGACAGAACGGATGGGTAGCATCATAATAAGGAGAAGAGAGACATGCAGAAGAAGAACGTAAGACAGATCGGAAAGAACTCCGGCGGTATTGATAAAGAACGGGTCCTTGAGACCACAGTTAAAGATCTGAAGACAGGTCAGGAGATCTCCAGGAGCGCGGCCTCGTACACGACAGGGCATCCGAAGAATCCCTCGAAGAGTTCGGTCGGTGCTGTGAGTCCTTCCAAAAAGGCTACGCCGATACCGACTACTCCAACCAATATCAACGGCGGTGGGGCCGCAGGTCCCGTACAGAGAATGACCAACCAGCTGGCGTCGAAGCAGTACGAACAGCAGCAGAACAAGAAGAACAAGGTCGGTCTGAACAAGAAGGGGTAAGACAGATATGGAACTGTTACTTGGCCTGCTCGGAGCGGCCCTGGGTCTTGCATTCTTTGCCGCGGGTTTCTGGTTCGGCAGGAAGAGTGCAGTTGTGCCGAAGGCGGCAGAGTTAACCGGCGCGATTATGCCGGAGCCGACGGATGAAGAGAAGGCCGCGATCGAGAAAGAAAGAGACCGGCTGCGGTCGGAGCAGAACGCGTTCCACAATCTTCTCGGCTACAGCGCCAACGTCGCCTACGGAGTGACGAAGATGTCCGGCGAGGAGTGATCTAATGCATGGCTATGGATAAGAATAACAACATCACCAAGGCGTGGCAATATTACGAACTAGGCCGTGAGTACAATAACCGACTCACTCCTAACCAGTACAGGACCGTGGATACCAACTGGGAGTTCTTTTCAGGCAACCAGTGGCTGCATATCCCGGAGACCCCCGCGATGAGCAGACTGTCCCGCCCGGTGTTCAACATCATCAAGCGAGTCACGTCATTGTTCGTGGCGCAGACGACGGCATCAGCGACTACGGTATCGTTCGAGCCGCTGAGCTACTACGACGGAACGAACATGGCTGACCCGGAGACGAACGCTTCTGTCTATGCGACAGAAGAGGTGCGTAACCTGTACGAGAAGTTCAAGATGGACTACCGTACCAGGGAGGCTCTGTTCGACGGCGCGGTCACCGGCGATTACTGCGCGCACTTCTTCTGGAACCCGGACGCACAGCCCTACGGCGGCGCGTTCGAGGACACCAAGGGCGAGATCGAGATGGAATTGGTGGACGGCATCAACGTCATGTTCGGCAACCCGAACACATGCGACGTAGAGAGCCAACCGTACATTATCATCATCGGTCGAGACACGGTGGAGAACCTGAAGTGGGAAGCTAACCAGTACCGCAAGAACAAGAAGGGTCTCGGCAAGACCGGCACAGCTTCCGATAAAGATACGGTCGAGAGCATCACGGGCGACGCGGAGTGGCAGTGGCAGACCGGCGTCGGCGGTGAGACTGAGATCGTCGGCGACGACGACAAGACCAACAAGGCGCTGTACGTGTACCTGTACACCAAGGTCACCAAGGAAGAGAACGTCATCGACAAGGAGACGGGTCTTCCGAAGATGGAGCCCGTGGTCGATGAGAACGGCGATCCCATTCCCGAGAAGGACAAAAAGGGCAAGCCTGTGCTGGACTACGAGGGCAACCCGGTGTTCAAGACCAAGCCGCTGAAGAAGATGGTTACTTCGGTTCATGTCACCAAGGCGACGCGCAACGTCAATATCTTCGAGGATGTGGACACTGGTCTGAGTCACTACCCGATCGCGTGGGGCAACTGGGAGAAGCAGAAGAACCAGTACCACGGCAGGGCTCTGGTCACGGGCATCGTCCCGAACCAGATATTTATTAATAGTATGTTTGCCATGATCTTCCGGCATCTCCAGCTGCAGTCGTTCCCGAAGACGATCTACAACGCGGAACTGATCTCGCAGTGGAATAACGAGGTCGGCGTGGCGCTGGGCGTTCGAGGGCTCCAGCCGGGGCAGGACTTGAGGTCAGTGGCTACGGTCCTGCAGCCGTCCGACATGTCGAACCAGATCGTCATGTGCATCGACAAGTGCATGGCATACACCAAGGAATGTCTCGGTGCCACAGACGCCCAGATGGGCAATCTGGCGCTGGAGAATACCTCGGCTCTGATGGTGCTTCAGAGTTCGTCTGAGGCCCCGCTGGAGAACCCGAGGCAGGGCATGCTGGAGTGGCACGAGGACATCGCCAAGGTTCTGCTCGACATGATGGGTACTTACTACGGACAGAGGCCCATAGTTAGGGAGCGCGAATTTACCGAGATGATCGAAGGCCCCGACGGCAATCCGATGATCGACCCGATGACCGGGCAGATGCAGACGAAGACCGTCGTCCACAGAGTCGTGGAGGACTTCGACTTCTCGCAGTTCAAGAACCTGTGGTTCAACATCAAGGTCAATGCCGGTGCTACCACGCAGTACTCTGAGATCGCTATGGTCCAGACGCTGGACAACCTGCGGCGTGAGGGTACGCTGGAGATCATCGACTACCTGGAGCGCATCCCGGACAAACTCATCCCGCGCAAGCAGGAGCTGATCGATACGATCAAGCAGAGGACGGGCGCGATGGGGTCTGAGGCTATGCAGCAGCAGATGAACCAGGCGATGGGGAGCCAGGCAAGCAAAGACCCGTCGAAAGCGACCAAGGGCGGCACAGGGCTGATGGCTATGGGCGGTCCTTTGGATTCGGCGAAGCGGATCTCGCAGATGCCGAACAGTATACAGGAAAGATATCAGAGCCTGCCGAACAAAGCGCAGAACGCGCTTCTCAGAGCGTCGGGCGGTAAATAAAGGAGAATGAGAACATGAGTATTATTTGGGATCCCAAGGAAGCGACGACGATTGTCGAAGTACCGTTTCCCGTTATCACGACCGGCACTCAGAACATGGGCAATGGCGTATACTGGCTCAAGGCCGGTACTCCGCTCGACGATGATCTCGCGGTCTCGAACGACGACGACGCAGTGTATGTCGTAGCGGAGGACTTCTTCTTCATCAGCACGAACCCCAATCAGGACCGCCACGTCCCGATCATCACGGGCGGCTACGTGGACCTGAACAAAGCGGAAGCCGCATCCGGCCTGACTTACACCGATGACTGCATCGACGCGCTCGCGGATGTCGGCATCGTTGTGGTCGACGACCTGCTGGAGGCAGGTGGTGGCACCAATGTCGTAGCCAACCCCACGCTGGCAGGCACGGAAGATTCCCTGACTGGCATCCAGATCGGAGACACAAAGTACGCAGTCGGCGGAAGCTCTGGCGGGGGTATGCTTGTTGTCACCGACACAGAAGGAACGCTCGACAAAACGGCACAAGAAATTATGACAGCCGCAGAGAATGGTCTTGTCGTTGTGAAAAAAACTGAAGGTCCCGCAACCAATGTTTTCCCCATTCTTCAGTTTACCTTTAACACTATTACGGGGTACGACTTTACTGTTTTCAATGGTGATTGGGCAGAATATGTCGCATCTTCTGCGGATGACTATCCCGAAATTGATATCTAATGAAACTCTCACTCATCTTACTCCGCATCAGCATCCTTATCATTGCAGTCATAGCCTTTGCGTACTCGTCACTGCCGATTGCTATTAAGGGCATATGCATCGCAATGGTGCTTTGCGGATATCTATCTTATGAATAACGCATGAGCGGA